TGTATCATAGTCGCCCCGGCGCACCAGCGCCCTCGCCTGTTCCAGGTCGGGCATCTCGTTCCTGTGGAGATTTTGCAATTGCACGATGCGGCCCGCAAACCGCCCGGTGCGGTTGGCTCCGTAGAATTGGAACATCCCGCGACAGCGGTCATCATCACAAGCGGACATCAGCATGGCGGTATATTTCCGCACGCTGCTCTTGGCCAGCTGCAGCCGCAGCGACAGCACCTCCGCCAGAGCGTCTGGGGCATCCTTCATCATGGCAGCGACTTCCTTTTTGCCGAGGCTGTCCACTTCCATGCCGTTATCGGAAAGGTAATCCTTCAGCTGGGCGACGCTGTTGGGATTGTCCAGTCCCGTGCGCGTCCGCATTTCCTCCATGAGGCTGGCTTTCGTCAGATCATCGATGCGGACAGCCTGCTCCACCAGCTGGCGGTCGATGCGGATGCCCCGGTCGTTGACCTCCTCGGACAGGCAGTATTCCTCCCAGACGGAGTCCGGCACGGGGTAATTGCGCAGCCGTTTGTGTATCTGCATTTCCACTTCCACGTCCCGGCGGTTATATGCGATGAAGGTTTTCCAGCGGTCCGGGGCGTGCTCCGGCAGGTTCCACTCGCGGCCCTCCGTGCGGCTGGGAGTGCAGAAGTAGCGGATCAGGTCGCGCCCTTCTTTGAGCTTCTGTTCCTCAAAGCCCAGCACTGCGCCCACCTTGTCCAGGGACAGAGGAAGGCCGTTGTAGGCGGCGAGCACCATCGTGCAGCGCCACGACGCCGGGTCAAGGAAGTCCTGCGTGGGATCGCCATCGATGCCATAGCCGACGAAAAGGTCAGGGCGGTGGCTGCGCAGCCAGTACGAAAAAGCGACCCGCTCGAAGCTCGAATTATGGGCCCACTTTATTACGTCATCGCTGGCTATGCCGCGGAGCACTTCCTCCGGCACCGATTCTCCGGATGCCAGGTCAATAACGATTACGTCTCCGCCATCGATGGAATATCCCAGGAGCAGGATGTCAAAATCGGGAGAGGAGGCGTATTTGTACACGCCTCCCCGGTTAATGTCGACACTGCTGCGGGTTTCGAGATCAAGATGGAGTTCCTTCATACGCACAACTTCCGATAGTTCTTCCCGGTTATGGTGTACAGCACGGTGAGTATCTCTTCCAGGGACTTCATGCCCAGGTTTCGCACAGCCTTCAGCTGTCCCGCCTCCGCAGCGTCCGTCACCTTGCCCAGCGTGTCATAGCCTGCCCGCCACAGACAGTTCGCGGCGCGGATCGACAGCCCGAGGTCAAATACGGAGGTGTCCGGCACGGTGAGGGAGTTTGGCACCTGGGCACAGATGCCGCTCAGTTCATTGACGGCGGCCTTGTGCTCAGCGAGCTTTTTCTCAAGGCAATCGATCTGCGTTTCCAGCTCTTTGAGCCTTGAGCGCGCCGCCTCCGTATCCTGGGCGACGACAAAGCCGATACGCAGCGCGCTGATGTAGCTGGGGTGGCGCATTTTCTTTATGGCTTTGAGAATGATCTGGCGGATGCGCTCACGGGTGACGTTGAATTCGCGGCTGGCGTCTTCCAGGTTCATGCCATGCTGGTAATAGAGCAGGACGGCCTTGCGTTCCCGCTCGGACAGGACGCGCATGGCATAATCCAAAGCCTCCAGATGGTCTTCGGTGAGCACCCAGTCGACGGGCTTCCCGATAATGGCGTCCACCAGGTTGTACGGCCACGGCGATTCATACTCGGCATAGCGACCGGCGTTGAGGGGCTTGCGCCCGGAAACCAGGTACGCCTCATAGGGCGCACGGCGCAGCGCCATGAAGTTCTCATTGTATTTGTCCAGAATCGCCTGAGCCTGTTCCTCGGTGCAGCGGCCGCACAGGTAATCCAGCGGCACGGCAAAGAAGTCTGCCAGCGTGATCAGTGAAGAGAGGCCGGGGTTCACTTTGCCCATGCAGTAGGCGTGTATGGTGGCAAGGCTGATATCCGTTGCCAACGCGACCTGGGGCTGGGAAAGCCCAACCCGTTCGATCAGAGCGGTCAGCCGCTCACTGTTCCACTTCATCTCCATTTGTCATATCCTTCCCGCGCCTCGCGCGCATTGTCTTCACCTTGTCGATTGCCCAGCAGACGGCTTTGCCGATGATGTGACCGGCTACGCTGCCCAGAATGCCGAAGAAGCTGCCGACGATAATCAGATCAGCCAATTGTGCGGTAGTCATGTATATCACCATTCCTTTCAAAAAGGGCGGCAGGTTGTGTGCCCGCCGCCCGCGTGGGTTTAGTCGAGGAAGCCGTCCTCGTCGTCGTCCAGGTCGGCGAAGTCATCCTCGGCGCGGCTGTGGCCGCCCAGAGGAGTGCCGTCGGCGAGCTTCTGCAAATTGTTCAGACCGGCCGCGACGCCGCGGTTCCCGTTCGTGTTGAACGCATACAGCGTGATGCTGGCGCGCCCGATGATGCCGGAATACAGCTCGCTGGTCTCGATGATCGGCTGGCGGTCAGCGTCGACTACGCCCGGCTTGGTGGTGCTGTTGGCGTTGATGTACCAGCACCCCTTGTAGGCGTCGTCGCCCTTCTTGTCGCCGTCCCTCAAGGGCAGTTTGAGGTCTTCCAGCGCGGGGACGGACTTGCTGGTCCCGCGGAGCTTGCCCTGGCCTTCCTCGTAAGCGGCCTTGATGGCGGCCTGGATCTTGTTGTAGGTCACGGTGTCGCTCTTGGGGATGATCAGCGAAACGCTGTACTTCGGGGTACCGCCGCCCAGGGGAACCTTGGGCTCGTTGACGTTCAGGTAGCTGAAAATGGTCTTGGGTCCGGTGATAACCTTGCAGGGATTCTTAACAACAGTCTTGCTCATAATGATTTAATCCTCCTCAAAATCGTCTGCCGCGGATTTGTATTCCGGGCGTTTGTCCGTCGCCGGCGCTAAGACCGGCTTGCCTGCGGGCTTGATGACCAGCCCACCGAGCAGCTCATCAAACCTCTTTTTGCCCAGCTGCTTTTGCATCGAGGTGATGCCCAGCAGCTTCTTTTCATACGGGTCGAAGCCCGCCTTTGTGACGACTGCGGCGACCGCCGCCTCGTCGGTGTACTTGCGGATGGACCTGCCTTCCACAAGCTTGAAGCCGGGGTACCTGACGCCGGAGAGCGCCTGCTGAAGCGCCCAGGACTTTACGTCCTCCGCCCAGGAAACCAGGCTGTCAATCTGGGGCAGAATAGCCGCGATCTCGGTCTCGTCCAGCGTGGGAGCGTCGGCAAATTCGTACTTCGCCAATTCCATCGCATATTCGGCGCGGGCGCGGCAGGTGCTCTTGACCTTGCAAAACTGGCAGTGGTCCCCGGCGGCAAATTCGCCTTCGCCGTCATAGGCCAGCTTCGCGGTGGGGGCCAACACCTCGTCGGCCCAGCGGAGCAGTTCCTCTTTGGTGGTCTCCCAGGTGTCCACGTTGTCACGCCTGGGCTGGAACACGCTCATCCTGATACGGTCGATGTCATAGAGATCGCCGAAGGTGTCCAGGGCGCCCAGTGCGTAGCACATCATCTGCGAATTTCGCTCGGCTTCAATCAGAATTCCGACCCCATATTTAAGGTCAATGATGTGCAGCAGGCCGTCAGCCACGATGACAGCGTCCCCGGTACCAAAGCCATGTTCCACCCATTTTGAAAAGTCCAGCGTCTGCTCGACGCAGACCAGCGGGTCCTCGCACAGCTTCTTCGCCGCCTCGACCTGTTCCATGACAAAGGCGCAGTAGCTTTCCGCCGCTTCCTGCATCTCCTGGTCGTAGTAGCTCAGGTCTTCAGTGGGGTCCCGGTACTGTCGGCCCAGGGCTTTCTCCAGAAGGTACTGGGCGAGCTCGTGGGCGCAGGCTCCCTGCATGGCGTAGGAACTGCCGGTGTCCTCCACCTGGGCGCAGAGCTTTGCGCTCGGCGGGCAGGCCAGCCAGCGATGGCTTGCGGAAGCGGAGAGGTAGGCATGCTTAGGCACTTCCGATCACCTCGGCTTCCTTCGCCAGTTTCGCCAGCTCCTCCGGGCTGGTGATGTCCGAGAGCTTGTTCGCCCCGTGCGCCGTCAGCAGCGCCTTCACCTCTGCCCGATAGCCGGTACGGGACTTGTCCGCGAGGATGGTCCTGACGTCTTCCAGGGTGACGGCCTTCTTGGTTTCCTCCACCGCCGGGGCGGACGCGGGTTCCTCCCGCTTCTCCGTGACGCCGTCCAGCTGATCCGCGATCTCCGCGGCCAGCGCCGACAGCTTCCGGAGGCCTTCACTGAGAACTGCTTTGTCTGTCTTTTTCATTGAGGTTTGTCCTCCTTTCTTTCGTTCTCACCCTCCTACGCGCAGTTTCGCCGGAAGAGTGCAACGGAAAGGGCAAAAAAATATCCAGGCCCAAATTGACCCGGAACGATGGCGCCGCTATAATGTAAGTCAGAAAGGCGGGATATCGATGACGTTAAAGGAAAAGATCATGATGAGGATCGCGCTGCTCCCCGGCGCCACGGACACGGAGCTTGAAAACTTCCTGGGCGTGCGCCACCAGGCGGTCAACCAGGCGTGCCGCGAACTGGAAAAGGCGGGACTGATCGTGCGCAGGGCCAACCCGGACAAGGGCAATCATATAGGAAACTATCCGACGGGCGCGGCGGCACCGGAGCCGGAACCGCCGACGGCGAAACAGGCGGCGGATGGCGAACCGCTGCAGGAAGAGGACATCAAGCGCGTTCTGACGGGCCAGCTGAAAGCCGATGGCTGGACGGTCAAAACCGCCTGGGGACACACGACCGGCGTGGACATAGAAGCGACGCGTGGAAAAGACAGGTGGCTGATCGAGGTGAAGGGCCCCGGGTCCAGGCCGCAGATGCGCATCAACTATTTCCTGAGCATGCTGGGAGAGACGCTGCAGCGCATGGATGACCCGGCGGCGAGATACAGCATCGCGCTACCCGACATGGCACAGTACCGCAGCCTGTGGGAGCGCCTGCCCGCGCTGGCGAAAGAGCGCACCACCATCGACATCCTGTTTGTGGACGCAGACGGAAACATCGACAACAATAAATAAGGTACAAAGCCAGTGACGGCTCCGGTAGGCACGGCGCAAAAAGCGGGAGATCGCTTGCTGCTGAAATGGCAGTAAACGGTCTCCCGCTTTTTTTATTGCACTTTTGTCCCGAAACTGCGCGTAGGAAGGTAGGACAAAGAAAGGAGGCGCATGCGCGTGAAAAACAGGGATTCACCCATCGTCTATATCTGTTCAAAGTACCGGGGCGACATCGCCCACAACATGGCTATGGCAAGGCGGTACAGCCGCTATGCCGCGGACCGGGGCTGTGTTCCCCTGACCCCGCATTTGTGGCTGCCCCAATTCCTCTCTGAGGAGACGGAGCGCGAGCTGGCGATCAGCATGGACCTCCGCCTCCTGGAACGCTGCGACGAGTTGTGGGTGTGTGGGGATGAGATCAGTGCGGGAATGGCGCGGGAGATTGCCCACGCCGACGAGGCCGGGATTCCGGTCAGACACATTACGGAGGAGGATTTATATGTTCGCGATTGAGGAGAATCTGAAAAAGGTCAACGATGTCGAGGTCGATACCTTCCAGCGGGACGTAGAGGACGGCAATGTCTGCCTGCAGGTGGAAGCCGGTACCACGGGCTACAAGGGCGGCTGCTGCCGGAATGCCGGCGGGCGCACCTTCATCCGCATTGACTGCGTCAGCGGCGACTTCTACTTCAGCCCCATCACGGATGAGGACGGACGGAAGGTCGGCATCGTGATCGCCGCCTGTGGGGATGACGGGCTGAATGCGCTGGTGAAGGCGCTGGACTTCTGCCGGGATGCCCTGAATGACCAGAGGCGCGAAGTCGACGACTGACGGAAAGGAGCAGGCCCCATGTTCAAGATGTACCGCGCCGACTGTGTCGGCGTAAAGAGTAACTGCCTGTATCCCCATGAGGTCGATATCACGGGCGCCGCTTCCATCGCGGAGGCGGCCGCCTACGATTATGTATGCGCGACCTATAAGGACAATTACAGGAGCAACGACAATTTCGTGGTCAGCGACTGCCTCGCGGTGGAATGTGACAACGACCATTCCGACGACCCGAAGGACTGGATCTGGCCGAAGGATGTGGCGGCTGCATTCCCCGGCGTAGAGATGGCTTTCCATTACAGCCGTCATCATATGAAGCCCAAGAACGGGAAATCCGCCCGGCCCCGGCACCACTGCTTCCTGCGCATCCGTCCGGTCAAAAGCGCCGAGGAATATGCCGCCATGAAGCAGCGCGTCTATGGCGTCCTTCCGCTTTTTGATAAGAAGGCGATGGACGCGGCCCGGTTCTTTTTTGGAACGCCGTCCCCCAAGGTGGAGTTCTTCCCCGGCGACAAAACGCTGGACGATTTCTTCGAAGAGGAAGAGGAAGATTTCGACGCCGGCATGGACGCGATCCCCGAGGGCAGCAGGAACGATACCATGTTCCGCTGGGCGGTGCGGGTGCTGAAACGCTATGGCAATACGGACGAGACCCGGAAGCGGTTTGACGATCAGGCGGACAAGTGCAGCCCGCCGTTGGATCAGGGAGAGCTGGACACGATCTGGCGCAGCGCCGAGAAGTTCTATAAGACCATTGCCAGCCAGCCGGGGTATGTCAGCCCCGACGAGTACAACGGCACCGCGCCGCCCAGATGGACGGAGCCTATCCCTTTCGGCAAATACACCATGGCCGCGTTTCCCACGGACGCGCTGCCGCCGGAGATAGCGGAATATGTGGAGGCGGTGGCTGAGAGCACGCAGACCCCCGTGGACATGGCGGGCACGGCGGCGCTCACGCTGATCGCCGTTTGTACCCAGGGGAAATACGTCATACAGGGAAAGCCGGACTGGATCGAACCGCTGAACATCTATTCCAACGTGATCGCGAGGCCGTCCGAGCGTAAATCCGCCGTCCTCCATGCCGTGATCAGCCCCGCCGACAACTACGAGGTGCAGTATAACCTGCGCAACGCCGCCCGCGTCGAGGGCAGCAAAATGCAGCGCCGCATCCTGGAGCGGAGGCAGAAGGCAGTCGAGGAACAGGTAGCCAAGGGAAAGGCCGAACAGGGCGAGCTTGACCGCATCGCCCAGGAGGTCGCCGAGTTTGAGGAGGAGACGCCGCTCCACCTGTATGTGGATGACATCACGACCGAAAAGCTGGTATCCATTATGGCGTCCAACCGCGGGCGCGCCGCGCTGATCTCCAGCGAGGGCGGCATATTCGACACGCTGGCAGGCATCTACACGAAGAACGTCAACATCGACGTCATGCTGAAAGGATACTCAGGCGACACCATCCGTGTCGACCGCATCGGCAGGGAGAGCGAGACCATCATGAACCCGGCGCTGAGCATCCTGTTGATGACGCAGCCCAAGGTTGTGTCCGACGTTTTGAGCAACACGACATTCCGCGGGCGCGGCCTTACGGCGCGGTTCCTCTACTGCATGCCGGATTCCCTTGTGGGCAGCAGGCGTTACCGCAGCGAGTCCGTCTGCCCGGAGGCCTACCAGAATTACGAGCAGAAGATCGTGAACATGCTGGAGGACGAGTATCCCGCCCGGCCCGACGTGATTACGCTGTCTCCGGAGGCGTCGGACCTGCTGAGCGCCTTCGCGGAGGAGGTCGAGCCGAAACTGAAAGCCGAGTACGCCGAGATGGCGGACTGGGTGGGCAAGCTCATAGGCAATACGCTGCGGATCGCCGGACTCCTTTGCAGGGCGGGCGTATACCGCGCGCCGGAGTTCCTGACGGAGAATGACGCACTGGTGGTCAGCGCGGAGACGATGGCGAACGCCATACGGCTCGGCAGATATTACCTGAACCACGCCCAGGCCGTCTACGACGTCATGCCGGAGGACAGCATGTACCAGAAGGCGTCCCGGATTCTCCAGATGGTTTCTGATAAGAAGCTGACGGAGTTTGACCGGCGCACCGCCATGCGGAACTGCCGTACATTCAAGACCGTGGCGGAGATACAGCCCGTGCTGGATTTCCTGGACGACTACGGCTATATCGCCCGGATGCCCGAGAAGGCATTCGTCGCAGGCAGGCCGCCGCTTCCGAAATACGCCGTCAATCCGAGGGCACTGGAGGTATTTCGTCCCGTCGGCCCGGCTTAAGTCACGCGATGGAATGACAATGCACAGGGGCGAAAGCCCCGTAAACACTGGGGCTTTGAGTTCTGTCCCTTTTGTCCGAAACTATTATAGAAACAAATTGACTTATTCTATCTATCTCTGTTTCCGTATATTTCCCTTTAACTCTGCTTATATAGGGACAAACGTGACAGAGGGACAGAACCCTGAAAGTCCTTGATTTCAGGAGGTTTCTGATGAACGCAACAGACAGAGAGGCAAAACGCCGCGCGGACAAAGCCTACTACGCCAGGTGCATCCGCCAGCTGAAAGAATGGGGCGCGCCGGTTACAGGCTGGCGCTGCGTCGACATCATTGACGTCCGTGAGGACGACCGTAACGCGCCGCTTTCCACCTGCGAGCTTTGCGGCTGTGCCGACGTGCGGTATGAGCACGTCATGGACAACGACCTGTACTTTGAGACGGTCACCGTGGGCTGTATCTGCGCCGGCATCATGGAGGGCGACATCCTCGCCGCCGAGGAGCGCGAACGCCAGATGCGCAACCGCTCCAAACGGAAGCGCAGCTTCCTGAAACATGAGTGGCGTCATCCGTGGTGCGGACTCTGGCGCCGCGTCTATCGCGGACGGGAGATACAGATCCGCGAGAGCGGCGGGAGATACAGCGTCTTCGCCGGCGGCAGGGCCGCCAGCACTTATAAGGGCAGACCCATCACGGATTTCTACTCCGCCGTCTACGCCGCCTTCGAGCTTGCCGACCCCTTGGAGGACATCATATGCGCGAGAAACAGATAGAACAGAAACTGGTGACGGCGGTGAAAACCGCCGGCGGCATCTGCCCCAAGCTGGTCAGCCCCGGCACGGACGGCATGCCCGACCGCATGGTGCTGCTGCCGAAAGGCCGCATTGGATTCGTGGAGGTCAAGGCACCCGGCGGTACTCCGCGCCCGCTCCAGACGCATCGGCACAGGCAGCTTCGAGCCCTGGGCTTCCCGGTCTTCGTGCTGGACGACCCGGAGCGGATACCGTGGATATTGGAGGAGGTGGCGGCATGGCGGACGTGATACAGCTTTCGGACGGCAGCGTCCACACCCTTTTCGATGACCGCGACGCGCTGGACCTGATCGGCACGCGCATGGGCACGGATATACAACGGTGGCTGGAAGACCGGCTGAGTGACGATGATGACGCCGGGGCCTACATCGAGTATCTGGAAAAGGAATGCGACCGGCTCCGTGCCCACCATAAGGAAGTCATGGCGGAACTGCGGAAGCAGTCGGAAACCATCGCGGGGCTGATCCGCGAGAAGGACATCGACCGCCGGGCGCTGTCCGCCGCCGCCGGCGCCATCGGCTGCACTACCTGGAGGGAAATGCGGTGAGCGGCTATCAGGCGCTGGCGAACGCCATCATCATCCAGGCGGCGAAGGACTTCCGCGCCACGTACAAGCGGATGAAGCGGTTCCCCAACGACGCACGCGCCCAGGACGAGGTGCGGGAGATAACCAAATTCTTCTGCTCCCAGTGGTTCGAGATGCTGTCCGACGTGGACGGCCCGACCCTGCTGCGGAAGATAAAGGACGAGATTGACAATCCGACGAGGAAGAAGGAGGTGAGGCCCAAATGAAGTTCATACCCCATGACTATCAGAAATTCGCCGTGCGGTTCGTGAAGGAACACGCCGAGGCGCTGCTACTCCTGGATATGGGCTTGGGCTGAGGCAAGACGGCAATATCGCTGCAGGCCATCATGGACCTGATGTTTGACAGCTTCGATGTCGGCAAGGTGCTGGTGATCGGCCCGCTCCGGGTCAGCCGGGACGTGTGGCCAGCGGAGCTTGCGAAATGGGACGGCTTCGACTTCCTGCGGATGTCGGTCATCGTGGGCGACGCGAAAGCGCGGGCCGCCGCCGTCATGAAGCCCGCCGACGTGTACGTCATAAACCGCGAGAATTTGAAGTGGCTGGTGGAGCATTTCGAGAAGCGGCGCCAGCCGTGGCCGTTCGACATGGTGGTGATCGATGAGCTTTCGAGCTTCAAGAACCACCAGAGCCAGCGGTGGAAAGCCCTGCGAAAGGTTCGCCCGCAGATAAAACGGATGCTGGGGCTGACAGGCACGCCCGCCTCCAACGGCCTGATGGATTTGTGGGCGGAGGTCTTCCTGATCGACCGGGGCGAGCGGCTGGGGCGTTTCATCGGCCAGTACCGCAGCGCGTTCTTCAAAGCAGGGGCCATGAACCCGTACACGGGCGTCGTTTACAACTACGTTCCGCTGCCGGGCGCGGAGGACAGGATATACAGCCGGATTTCCGACATCACCGTTTCCATGAAGGCGCTGGACTATCTGGACATGCCGGATTATGTGCCGGTCACGCACGAAGTGGCGATGGAGCCCGCCGAGCGGAAGCTGTACGAACGGATGAAGGAAGACCTGCTGGTTCACGTCAAGGGCGAGGAGATCGACGCCGCCAACGCCGCCGTCCTGTCGGGAAAGCTCCTGCAGATGGCGAACGGCGCGATCTACACCGACGCCGGGGAAATCGTGACAATCCATGACAAGAAGCTGGATATGCTGGAAGACCTGATCGAACAGGCCAACGGTCAGAACGTGCTGGTCGCCTACTGGTTCCGCCATGACCATGAGCGGATTCTGGAACGGCTGATGGCGCTGGGCTATGAGCCGCGGGACCTGAAATCCGGGGCGGATATCGCGGACTGGAACGCCGGGAAGATACAGGTTGGCCTGATCTCCCCCGCCAGCGCGGGACACGGGCTGAACATCCAGGACGGCGGCCATATCCTGATCTGGTTTTCGATGATCTGGTCTTTGGAGATGTATCAGCAGACAAACGCCAGGCTCTGGCGTCAGGGACAACGGGAAGTTGTGACCATCCACCACATCGTGTGCGGGGATACCGTTGACGGGGATGTGCTTTCGGCTCTGAAGCGGAAGGACACCACGCAGCAGAACCTTATCGCGGCGGTGAAGGCGCAGCTGGGCAATCTGAATGGCAATCCGGGGGAATAAACCATCATTTTTTCGGAGGGATTTGCCATGAGCGTAATGTGGAAGTATCTGGACAAGCGGTCGGCGACCATCGCCGCCATCAAGGACCGCGCCAGCATGAAGTTCATCATCGATCACACGGACGAGGAGATCACGGCGGAAAGGGAGCGTATGACGTCGGTCGGCAGCCCCAGGCTGGACGGCCTGCCCCACGCCCACAACCCGCAGGCCAACGAGGAGCGGATTCTCGCCGGGATAGAGGAGATCGACATTCTGAAGGAGCGTTACCGGCAGGCAGTGGAATACCAGGAATGGTTCGAGCCCGCATGGGCGCAGCTTTCGGAGGATGAGCAGTATGTGCTGGAAACCTTCTATGACGAGAACACCTACGGCAGCAACGCCGCCTGGTATATCGCGGAGCATTTCGAGATCGAACAGGCGTCGGCCTATCGCAAGAAGAACCGCGCCCTGGACCACCTGACCGTGCTTCTTTTCGGGAAGTTCTGATGTCCAATTCCTGATAAGATTCATATTCCGTTTCCTGCTATACTGGTATCGTGAAAGAGCGCGGGAAACGCAGAAGGCACGGTCGGGTAATCATCACGATTCCACTTCCGTGCCTTCTGTCTGTTGTACGCCTTCGGATTCTGCGCGTTCCGGGTGACCGGGCTGAATCCCCAGGTGACCCTGCGCTTTTTGTCCTGCTCCCGCTGCTTTTTCTTCGAGAGCTTTTCGTAAGGAATGAACTTGTCCATACGGATACCTCCCTGTCATGTGATGGGGGCATTATACCACGAAAGGCGGGAAAACGCAATGCCGTACAGACGTGTGACCTACGCGGAGCAATGCTGGTACATTCTCCGCTTCAAGCTGAGGGAGGTGTTGAAATTGCCCCGTTTTCCCGATCGCCCCTGCGCCCATCCCGGCTGTCCGCGGCTGGTTCCCAGGGGAAAGAAATACTGCGATGAGCACGCCACCCAGCACCCGGAGGAAATCCGCCCTGCGGCTGCCAGGGGATACGGCGCGAGATGGAATAAAGCGAGAAAAAGATTTCTGGAAAAGAATCCGCTCTGCGCCGAATGTCTGAAAGCCGGACGCTACGTCAAAGCGACCGACGTTGACCACATCGTCCCGCACCGCGGTGACCCGAAACTGTTCTGGGACGAGGGCAACTGGCAGGCGCTCTGCCACCGTTGTCACAGTGTCAAGACCAGGAACGAGGACCACGACCCGGTGTACCACTACTGAGAGAAAGGGAGAGAGCCATGTATTACAAGCTGAAGCCCTGCCCGCACTGCGGAGGGGAAGCCTACCTGGAGCGCGCCCACCGCGCTTTCATCAACGCCCAGACCACCCGCGTCGCCTTCGTGCGCTGCACCGTGTGCAACGCGCGGTCGGGACGCTACAGGCTGGAGGACTACGGCAGCCCCAACCACTCCACCGAGGCGGAGCGCAAGGCTGTCGAAGCGTGGAACCGGCGCGATGGCTGACCGCCGGGAGCGGATCGTCCGCCGGGGCGGGTCCACTTCTCTGTGGCGAAGTGTTTACATGACCGTCGGCCCCTGCCGCGTGCGAAAAAGGCGAAAACAAAAGGGTTATTAAGGGTCCCTGGAAAGGATGGTGAAAATCATGCCCACGAAAAGCAATAACATCGGCGGAAGAGGCGGCGCGAGACCCGGCGCTGGCAGGAAGAAATCCGCTGTGAAGGACAAGGCTACGGCCGGCAATCCCGGCGGCAGGCCGCTGGAGGTGCTCGACATCCCGGAGATGGAAGGCGTGGAGATGCCAAAGCCCCATGACTTCCTGTCGGCGGAGCAGCGCGACGGCAATCCGCTGCAGGCCACCGAGATTTATGAGAACACCTGGAACTGGCTCAAATCCATCGGCTGCGCCTCGAAGGTATCGCCGCAGCTTCTGGAGCGGTACGCCATGTGCAGCGCCCGATGGATACAGTGCGAGGAGACCACCAGCAAGCTGGGATTTCTGTCGAAGCACCCGACCACGGGCAAGCCGATCCCCAGTCCGTTCATTAACATCGGCATCCAGTATATGAACCAGGCGGTGCGGCTGTGGAATGAGATATTCCAAATTGTGAAGGAGAACTGTTCCACGGATTATGACAGCGGCCCGTCGCCGCAGGACGACCTGATGGAGCGTCTGCTCCGCGCCAGGGGCAACTGAAATATACATTTTGGAGGAAAGAGTATGTACGAGAAAGTGAATCCCGCCCACCCGGACAAGGTGGCGGACCGTATTGCCGGCGCGCTGGTGGACTACGCCTACGCACACGATGAGAACCCGCGCATCGCCGTCGAAGTTTTGCTCGGTCATGGCGTCTGCCACATCATCGCGGAAACCTCGGTGAGCATCCCGGAGGACTACATCAACAGGGCGGTGCGCAATATCGCCGGGGCGGGCATGGAAGTGGACTACCGCGAGGCGCCCCAGGACGCGCACCTTGCCAGGAATCAGGCCGGCGCAATCCGCTGCGGTGACAACGGCATCTTCAAGGGCATGCCCGTGACGGATGAGCAGAAGGAGCTGGCGAGGATCGCCGGCGTCATCTATGCCGCCTGGCCGTATGACGGGAAATACATTCTGGACGGCGACCGTCTGATTATATGCCAGAGCAACGCGCCGACGGCGGTCCTTACCTCGCTGTATCCCGGCGCAGAGGTCAATCCGCTCGGCGACTGGACAGGCGGCAGCGACGTGGACAGCGGCGCGACCAACCGAAAGCTGGGCAGCGACATGGCGGATTCCGTGACGGGCGGCGGCCTGCACGGGAAGGACCTGTCCAAGGCGGATGTATCCGTCAACATCCACGCATGGCTCAAAGCCCAGCGCACGGGAAAGCCGGTGGAGCTGTGCTGTGCAATCGGCGACGAGACTGTGGACGGCCTGCCCTACAGCGAGATCGTGGAAGAAGCGCGGGAATACATACGTTCCCTCGGCGGTTTCGAGAAGTTTGCGGAATGGGGGCTTATACGATGAACATGACATCTGAAATGGAGCGGGTGCCTGTAGACAGGCTCATCCCGTACATCAATAACGCGAGAACGCACAGCCCGGAGCAGATCAAGAAGCTCCGGGCTTCTTTGCGGGAATTTGGCTTCGTCAACCCCGTCATCATCGACCGGGAATACAATGTGATCGCCGGTCATGGCCGCATCATGGCGGCGAAGGAGGAGGGCATCACCGAGGTGCCCTGCGTCTATGTCGATCACCTGACCGAGGCGCAGCGCAAGGCATACATCCTCGCTGACAACCGCATGGCGCTGGACGCAGGGTGGGACGAGGAAATGCTGCGCGTGGAGATCGACGCCCTGAAAGAAGTGGACTTCGACCCCATGCTGGCGGGATTCGATGAAAAGGAACTGGCGGCGCTCTACGCCGATGAAGGCAACGGAGCGGAAGATGACGATTTCGACCTGTCCGCCGCGCTGGAGAAAGCGTCCTTTGTGGAGCCAGGGGACGTCTGGACCGTGGGCAGACATCGGCTCATGTGCGGCGACGCCACCAGGCCGGAAGACGTGCAGACGCTCATGGGTGGCGAACGCGCCAACCTGATCGTGACCGATCCCCCGTATGGCGTCTCCTTCAAAAGCGCCAGCGGCCTGACCATCCAGAACGACGGCATCAAGAATGAGGAGTTCTACGCCTTCCTGCTTTCCGCCTTCAGGAACATGGTGGATGTGCTGGAGAAGGGCGGTGCGGCCTATGTGTTCCACGCCGACACCGAGGGGCTGAATTTCCGCCGCGCCTTCGTGGACGCAGGCTTTCACCTCGCCGGGTGCTGTATCTGGGCGAAGGATACCCTGGTGCTGGGACGCTCGGATTACCAGTGGCAGCATGAGCCTGTGCTTTACGGCTTCCTCCAGAACGGAAAGCATCCCTGGTACTCCGACCGGAAGCAGACCACCATCTGGAATTTCGCCAAGCCCAAGCGGAACGCGAACCACCCGACCAGCAAGCCGCTGGACCTTCTGGCCTACCCGATCTGCAATTCCACGCAGGAGAACGCCATCGTCATTGACACCTTCGGCGGCTCCGGCTCCACCATGATGGCCTGCGAAAAGACGAACCGCATCTGCCGGATGATGGAGCTTGACCCCAAGTACGCCTCGGTCATCCTGCGCAGATACGTGGAGGACTTCGGCGGCGCGGACCAGGTGTACGTGGAGCGCGCCGGGAAGCGGCTCCTGTACGCCGACCTTGTGAAAGAGGTGGAGCATGAATAACGAGAGAAAGACACTGACCCTCGGCAGCCTGTTTGACGGCTCCGGGGGTTTTCCTTTGGCAGGCATCCTCTCCGGCATTGAGCCGGTCTGGGCATCGGAAGTGGAGCCTTTCGCCATCCGCGTCACTACAAAGCGCCTGCCGGGGATGAAACATTACGGCGACGTGTCGGCGCTCAGCGGCGCGGAACTGCCGCCCGTGGACATCATCACCTTCGGCTCGCCCTGCCAGGATATGTCCGTGGCCGGAAAGCGCGCCGGCCTGGACGGCGAGCGGAGTGGGCTATTCCACGAAGCCATCCGCATCATCAAAGAAATGAGGGAGAGTACACATAATGAGTACCCAAAATTCTGCGTCTGGGAGAACGTGCCCGGCGCTTTCAGCAGCAACAACGGCGCGGACTTCAAGGCAGTCCTCGAAGCGGTTATCGGTGTCAAAGAACCGGCCGTCCAGGTGCCTGCGCCTGGTAAAAACGGGTGGCCCTACGCCGACGTGTACCTGGGAGACGGATGGAGCGTGGCATACCGCCTTTTTGACGCTCAATTCTGGGGTGTACCCCAGCGCAGAGCAAGAATCTTTCTTGTCGCGGATTTTGGAGGCGAACGTGCCGGAGACATTTTATTTAAGTCCGAGGGCCTGTCTGGGTATTCTCCGGAGGGCTTCGCGGCGTGGCAAAGAGCTGCCCGCGATCCTGAGAATGGCGCTGGAGCGGCAGGCGGGCCTGCTGTCTGCGTAAACCCGCAGGGCTCCTCCGGCGTGGAAGTCACCGAGGATAAAACGGGGACGCTGGTCGCGCAGGACCATGGCCATCACCCGGCGGTGCTGGCGGCTGGTTTCTGTACGGAGCATTCTGCGAAGAGCCGCACCATTGGCTATGCGGAGGAGACCTCTCCCACCCTGCGCGCCGGGGTCGTGCCAGCCGCCATCGCACTGGAGCACCATCCTGCCGACAGCAGGATCGGCATCGCAGAGGATAATGTGGTGCAGACGCTGGCGACCCGCATGGGCACGGGCGGTGGGAACGTCCCGCTGGTCATGACCCCGGACGGCCCGCTGGCGTACACGCTGAAAATACGCTGCGGCGGTGGCAACGGCGGCAAGGGCGCCCTCTGGCATGAGGAGAAGTCCCACACGCTGGCGACCGTCAATGACCAGACGCTGTTCCAGCCGCAGGCCTTTGGCATCTGCTCCGACCAGAGTCATGCCATGCTGTCGAACAATCCCCATGCCGGAATCTATGAAGCGGAGACCAGCCGCACACTGGACGCTCAATGCGGGCATCCCGGTTGTCACCAGGGCGGCATCGCCGTGGTGGAGAAAGCGTATTCCCTCCAGGGCAACATGATCGGACGCTCCGATGAGAATGGACCCCAGGGTAAGGGCGTCGGTGAGGACATCGCTTTCACCCTCGATGCCACCGACCGTCAAGGCGTGGCAGCGCCTGTCTATTCCTCCACGGTGGGCAGCTATATGACCGCCAGCGAGGAAGTGGCGCAGACGCTTATGGCGCGGGACTACAAGGACCCGCAGATTGTGAACCAGCCTTATTACATCGTGCGCAGGCTGACGCCGACCGAATGCGCACGGCTTCAGGGGTTCCCGGACTGGTGGTGTAAGGGACTGGAAACGTCGGAGCCTACAGAGGAGGACATCGCCTTCTGGACAGGGGTATTTGAGACCCATCGCCAGGTGGTCACCGGGGCGAAGAAGCCCAAGACCCGCGCCCAGATCGTAAAATGGCTCCGTAACCCGTACCTGGATTCGGCGGAGTATCGCCTCTGGGGGAATGGCATTTGCCTCAGCGTGGCATGGTTTGTGCTGGCGGGCATTGTGTACTA